AGAAAGAGGGGGGGGGGGGGGGGGGGGGGGGGGGGGGGGGGGGGGGGGGGGGGGGGGGGGGGGGTTGGACCAGGGGACCCTATCTATGTTTAGTCTATAGTATAGTATAATGTTGCTCGAGGGGCCCCAATAGCATAACAATTCCGCATACTTAAATACAGCCAGTAAACTTAATTACAAAAACCTGTAAAATCTGTCATAAAATAACCATTAACATATCCATAAAACGCCATAAAATTGCCAAAACTAGCTCACCTATAAATTGTAGCCCAATATAAAATACAAGTTTTTAACTTATTTTTTAAAAAGATCAGTATAATCAGGTACTTAGCCCCTTCATAACTAGCTGATTTTATAGGCTGAAAATAATTTTAAGATTTGTTTGAGATAAACTTCGCATACTTAGGCCACCTTGAGGCTAAAAGTGAGTTGACACGGAATAAAAAGTATGATATACTATGAACATAGTAAGTTAGGTAGGGAAGTACAGCTACACACAAGCTAAATAGACATACTGGGAACCCGAAACACATATATAGCCCCCAGCCCCTAAAATAAACCACCTGCTAGAATAGAATTTATAAAAACTAATTTACTAACTGGGTAGGCACAAGGTCTGTCTTGATACAGTTTAGTGTTAGTTAGCTTAATAAGCAACTGCCTAATTGACCTAGTGCTTACCAGGGGCTAACATTTTTAATGAGATATTGATTTATTACAACTTATGAGTTATACACCAGAGTTTAAAAAAGCTTTTAATCGCATAAAAGCTGTTCTTGCTGATGATGGCCCTGAAAAGGCTAAATTAGCTTTTCGAGATGAAATGCTTGCCTTAGGTCATCATGAACGTTTATTGAACTTGTACCGGGTATCAGATAAACATGATCCAGGTTGGCGAAAATTTAGTTTAAATATAGCTCAACAAGCTGTTATTCAGGCAACTAAGGGCTCTAATCGAGTAATCATTTTAAAGTCCAGACAGTTAGGTATTACTACCTTAGCAGGATTGATAAGTTTAGATCTTGCTCTTTGGGAGTCTGGTCGTGAATGCGGGATTATGGCGCATCACCGGGATTTGGTGGGGAAAATATTCCAAACGAAGATCCGTACCCCGTATAACTATTTTTTAAAGGACTGGGGACATTATTATAGCCCAGTTGCAAAATTTGATAATAAGAATGAACTTCGGTTTGCCGACGATGGATTAGGCAGGTCACTTAATACTTCAGTAAGCGTTGCGACATCTTTCGTTGGCTCAACACTTTCTTTTCTTCATATATCTGAAGCAGCGCTAATTCAGAAACAAGATGATTTGATTAACTCTTTAAAATCAGTCCCGGACAATGGGCGTATTATAGCTGAGTCTACCCCAAATGGTAGAGGAGGTTGGTTTTACGAAACTTGGCAAAATTTTAGGATACATCAAGAAACAGCGGCTTATTTAGGTGTTTTTCTCCCTTGGTGGAGATATTACCCGGAGCAAGCAGTGGCTGAGCAGTATGAGCTCGAGGTTAGGGTTGACTGGGAAAAAGAAGAAAAGGAATTGCTTGAACTTCTTCCTATTAAAGAGTCACATTTAAATTGGCGCCGGCAATGTATACAGCAGAACTGTAACGGGGACTCTGATAATTTTTTTGAACAATATCCTTCAGATGACATAAGCTGCTTTTTAGCAGGACATAATTCATTTTTTCCAGCATCTTTAACTACAGTACTTGATAAAAAAGCTTCTAAGTATAAAAAAGCTGGAATCTTGATGCGGGATGAGTCTAAAGTTATTTTAGAAGAAAATAATACTCCAGTTACTTTTGTGTGGGAAGAGCCTAATGTAAGTCATCAATATGTTATTGGGGCGGACATTGGTGCTGGTATAGGGCGGGATGCTAGTTGTGCCTATGTTCTCGATAGGACCTCTGGTAGGTTTGTAGGCTGTTTATATGGCCAAATTAATCCAGTAACTATGGCGCATGAGTTATTTAAACTTGCTAAATGGTACAATGGTGCTTATTTGTGTCCTGAAGTCAATAACCATGGTTTAGCAACAGTTGAAGAGTTAAAAAATTTACAATATTATAAATTTTATAAAAGAAAAGAGTTTGATAATTTAACTAATAAAATAGAGCGTAAAATAGGATTTTTAACTAAATCTGATAGTAAACTCAGGATAACCGATAATTTTAAGTATGCTTGTAAAAGAGGCGATCTTATTATAACTGATCCTGAGCTTATAAATGAAATGTCAACATTTGTTCAGCTGTCCAGTAAAACTGGTCATAGCGTTAGAAGGGAAGCATTGCCTGGAACTAATGATGACAGAGTTATAGCTGCGTGCTTAACTTGGGAGATGCATAAACAACTCCCTGATATGAGTGATAACCAAAGTTTAATAGAAAAACAAGACGATACTAAATTTGATCCTGATACAGGATTTCCAGTTTAACGGGGTATGAATGGAACACGATGGACCAGCTTTTCCTTTTGATAGGGAGGCTAAAGATGAAAAACAGATGTTTAAATCTGAAGAAGATCGTGCAGCTTCGACCGTGCGTTCTTTTATGGATGCATCTATTGAATATCGTCGTCCATTTTTAGAAAATGCTAACCAAGCATATGATCTTTATCGCAACCACAGTCAAATACGTTATTCTAATACTCAACGTGCTAATCTTAAGCTTCCAAAAGCACACGAAGTGATTCAGAATATTGTACCCCAGTTAGTTTCTAGATTTACGTCATCTCGCCCATATATTAGGGCTAGAGGCCGAGGGCCTGAAGATGAAGTCTACGGAGAATTGCTAACAGATTTTTTTGATCAGCAATTGGACCAAATGGACTTTGAAGTAAAGTTTTTATCTTTTTGTATTGAAATGCTCGTTGCTGGAACGGCTTTCGCTAAAATCCCTTATAAGTTTGTTGAACGTTTAGTAAAAAGAACAGTTACTAGAACTACCATGGAATTTGATCCCACTACTGGGGAGTCTTTTCCGATTTCATTTCGGGATAAAGAAGAAAAACTTGAAACTGTTTTTGATGGCCCTGATTTTGAGGTTGTTCCCTTTTCAGATATATTTCCGGATTGGAGTATAAAAACTCCTGGGGATATCCAATCGATGCGAGGCATAGTTCATCGCACATTCCGTTCTCTAGAAGAACTAAAGAGAAATGAGGAGAGGACGGCGCCCGACGGACAAAAAGTTGGGATATATAAAAATTTAAAAAAGTTAGAAGATAATGTATTAGGGTATGGGTCTAATGCTTGGCATAGATTAGATGATGCAGAAGCTAAAGAACGCTATAAACAGCTTGATTTAGATGATAGAGAAAAGGAATTAGGCAAAATAGAAATATGGGAATATTGGGGTAAGTTTTCTAAAGGAGCTAATCTTCCTGAAGAGTATATTATTACCATTGCTAATGGCGGTACGGTTATAAGGATGGAACCCAATCCTATTGATGCCAATTTTAAACCCTTTTTAGCTGTTCCTAATAATCCTATCCCAGGTGAATTTTATGGTGATGGGGATATTTTACCTATCTCTTCTATTATAAAAGAGATGACAGCTCTTCGTAATGCTAGGTTAGATCAAGTTAAGATGTCTCTCAATAAGATGTTTAAAGTTCAGCGCGACGCCGGAGTTAATTTAAAATCCTTGGTTTATCAACCGCACGGCATAGTTCTAACTAATGATATAAACGGTATTCAGCCCCTTGAGCATGGTGATATACCGCAATCTTCATATAGAGATTCTAATCAATTAGATTTTGAACTTCAATCTGCTGCTGGAATTTTTAACCCTTCTCAGCAAACAGGTAACATAGGGAGAGCATTTTCTAGAACTGCTACGGGAGTTGGATTTTTACAAGATGTAGTTGGTGGTAGAATAGAACTTAAATCTAAGATGTTAGATAATATGCTATTTAAACGCTTAGGTTGGTTTATTCTTCAATATGCTCGTCAATTTGTAACGGATGATATGTTAATTAGAATGAGCAATCCCCAAACTATAGCTAAAGTAGGTAATCCTTTTGTTACATTGCCGGCAGATGCTTTTTTTATGAATTATGATTTTATTGTAAATACTATAAAAGATGAAGAATTAGAATACACGAAGTTTCAAACATTTGCTCAAATTTTACAAATAGCAGAACAATCTCAACCAGGCACAGTAAAGTTTGAAGCGGTGTTAAATGAATTCAGTAGATTTTTAGTTGGTAATAAGCTTACTAACTTTGTTAGGTCTACAGAAGAAAGAATGGCTCTTTTACAGCAAGGGCTTATTCAATCTGGTAATCAAGGGTCTGCAGCTAAACCTTCTTCTGGGGGTTTGCAGTCTTGAATAAAAGTTTTAAAAATAAGTTTTCAATAGATGGCCCGCAATTTAGCGGAGAACCAGCTTCAACAACTAGGAAAACTACTAAATGAACAAAGATAACATAGTCCAGTTTGATCCCGATACTGGTGAAGTTGCGCATGAATCCATGTACGACATTCAAGCACGGGAGCTAACAGTACAAATAACTGAATCTGATTCCATTCGTAGAATGACAAAGTCAGACGGTTGGAGATTGGTTTCTGATTATATATCAGAAGCTCAAGCTTCTTGTATGGATACATTAAAAACAGCAGTAGAAGTTAATCAAATTGTGAGAGCTCAAGTAAAGTTCAAAGCATATGATGAAATTTTACGCTTTATTGATGATGTTAAAGTTAGGGGTGGTCAAGCGGAAGAAGCGTTGAAATCGATGCGAGAATAGATCTTGCATTAACTAGACCCATATGGATAATCTAGGAGGTTATGTGATGGAAGAACAAGGAAAGAAGCAGGCCCAAGAAGTTGGAGAACCTGAGGTTACACCAATAAAAGAAGAACTCGAAGAACAGCAAGAATTAGATTCTTATGTAGATAAGTTTAGTGGCAAAGAAAAAGAAGAAGTCATTAAAGCTTATAAAGAAGCTGAAAAGCTTATTGGCAAAAAAGAGGCTGATTTAAAGCGTATGCAAGGTGAGTATGAAAGTAGAATTGAAGAGCTTAATTCTAAGCTTATTCAAATTAACAGTCGTCCTCAAGTTGTGCGTGAAGAAATTGAGCCTTCTAGGGAAAAGTTAGAGGATATGGATTCCAAGTTTATTGAAATGTTGGCATCTAATCCGGCTTCTGCCATTAAAGAATATGTTGATTATAAAACTAAAAGTGCTAATAAAAAATTAGAAACTTTAGCTTATGAACAACATGTTAATAATATCAGAAGTCAAGAAGACTATCCTTTAGTTGCAGATACAATGAATCAACTAATTAAGAGTAATTCAGATTTGATTAGCCCAGATAGGGTTACAGATCCTAGAGTTGCTGCTTTTTTATATTATGCTGCTCGGGGACTTAATGTGGAAAAACTAAGGGACTCTAGTTCTAGATCACAAGAGTCTATTAAAAAAGAAGTTAATAAAGAAAAGAAAGCTGTAGCTTCTGAATCAACTTCTTCAAGCTCTAGTTCCTCAGACATTACAGAAGAAGAACTTTTAAAGTTAGTCGAATCTGGAAAAATTACACCTAAAAAAGCTGAAGAATTGATTAAGAAGTATAAGCTATAATTTAGGAGAATATTATGGCCGTTTTAGTATCCTCAGGTCTTAGTGCAAAACTACGTACCGAGGTAATTAGAAAAAAGGCCCTTGAAACCATTGAACAAAGTCTAGTAATGGACAAGCTTGCAATGAAGGTCTCTTTTGAAAAAAGAGAAGGTAAAAGAATTCAATTCTATGCCTATGATCGTCTTGCTGCATCCACTACTGCGCTAACAGAAGGTGTAGCCCCTGCGGAAGGTAGCTTAACAGTTACTTCTTTGACGGCAGACCTTGCTCAATATGGTGCTTGGGTAAAAATCAGTGATTGGGCTGAAGATATTTTGGTATCTTCGCCGCTAGAAGCTGCAAGAGAAAGGCTCTCTGCGCAAGCAGCTAAAACAATCGATACATTAATTAGAGATGCTCTAGATACGGGGCTTCCAAATCAGTTTGCTAATGGAGAAGCTTCATTGGCAGCTGTTGGTTCAAGTGACGTATTGACGGGCAAAGAATTCTTGAAAGCATATGTGACATTACAAAAGAATGATGTTCCATTTTTTGATTCTATGTCATATAAAGCTGTCATTCACCCTGCTGCACACGGGGATTTAATGAATGATACAAACTTGGGTTCTTTTAATGATGTGTTTAAATATGGTATGTCACAAAAGTTCGAGAAGAATGAAATAGGTCAAATCTATGGATGCCGAATTATGGAATCCTCGATTGTATCTAGTACAACTGCTGGAACTGAAGGTTCTGCCACTGTTTATAGTATGCCTGTAGTCGGAAAAGACGCCGTTGCTATGGTAGCACTAGATGGTAGGAACTTTGAAATTGCCATTAAACCTCCAGAAAAACAACTATCTGATCCATTGGGTCAAGTAGGGTTTGTTTCCTGGAAGATTCATGGCTTTGTTGCTAAGTATTTAGGTGCTGTTGGAGCTAACCCCAATTTGGGTGTTAGAATTCGAGCAGGATCTCAATATTAAGGATAACATCAAGGGGACGGGGGCTTATCGGCTCCTGTCTCCACTAGAATTTATTATATGTATTCAATAGACTTTATATCTAGGCTTAGAAAGAGTAATAAGAACTTTTGTATGGCAAGTCCATATGCAGGATTTTGGGGCCTTTGCTTAAATAAGCCTGCTAAATGGGATAGAGTTTCTACTGTTGGATTAAACTATAAAATAGCTCAAGCAGTTAATGATTTTAATGCAGGTAAAGAAGTTGAAGCTATTATTCCTATTAATGGGGGTTACATTCCTGAATATTCCATTTATGACGCAGTAAAAAAACAAAGAATGTCCCGAGGAGTACAAGATATAGTACACTATCTAGTAAAAAAGCACTATATAACAGCTAAGGTTGCACAAAAAATGTTTAATTATGATCCTAATGCTGATTGGCATTATATGACTTTGGATCAAAGAATAAATACCCAATTGGGCAAAAGGTTTAGATGTCGCCACATGCTACATCCGGATTTTCCGGGTCTGAAATTGTAAGCCGAATATTACAATTTATTGGCAGTACTAATTCAGCTCTACAAACTTATCTAGAAAATACATTAGCTATGGCTGAAATGCGGTTTTGTAAAATGAATGATTGGACATTTCTAGAAAAAACTGCGCTTTCCTTAGCAGTGACAGCAGGAACGCATGAGTATACTTTAAATACGGCGGCTATTGGTTTTGAAATGCTGGCTAAAGATGTTCATAGGATTTATGATCCAACTAATAAAATAGTTTTAACAAGAATTAAATTAGCTGATATTAGAGAAATAGACCCTGAATTAAATGATGGATCTTCAACTAACTATCCTATGCATTGGGCTCCTATTCAGCGCAATAAAATTAAATTATATGTTCCAAGTTTTGCTAATAATACTCTAAAAATTGATGGAAAAATATTACCAAACGTTTTTAATGCTGGAACATCAACTATGGCTAGTTACCCTACTATTCCTTATGAGTATCAAGAAGGTTTTATAATGTATGTAACTGCTCTTGCATTACAACATGAGGATGATGACAGATATCCTATTATTATGTCTACTGCCGCGGAAATGATTAAAAAAGATATTCAAAGTGACTCTGCAGAAGCAGAGGAAAACTACTCTTTTAGACAGCCAGATGAAGTTTTTGGAAAAATTCTAACTATTGAAGATATTAACAGGGCTTTGTGGAATAAGAGTTAATGACTACTCGAAACTTAATTGTCGAAAAATCAGCCCCCCTTTTTTTAGGGATGAATACGTCTGATGACCCTACCACACTCCCTGAAGGATATTTAACAATTGCTTATAATGCTAATTTAACTACTACAGGAGGAATACAAAAGCGTAAAGGATACGCTAGGTATTTTAACAGTGGTGTTACATGGGCTGGAAAAACTATTACTGCTGGGATTGAGTATGTAATTAACAGTACTTCTAGTCAAATTGTTTTATTTGGCACTGATGGAACTGGAAGTGGTGGAGTTTTAGCTAAAGCCTTGACTACAGGGATGACGAATATTGCTACAAGCTTAAGTGGGACTGTTAGACCTTCCTTAGTTCAAGTAAATGGTCTCTTATTTGCATTTAACGGTACTAATAGCCAGATACAGCTTTATAATGGTACTGCTACTAGGCAAATGGGAATAACTCTTCCATCTACAGCTCCAACAGGGGTGAGTAATGTTAATGGTAGTTTAACGTCTGGGGCTAAATATGTGGCTGCGTATACTTACTATAATTCAATAACAGGCGCAGAAAGTTCTCCTAGCCCAGTTAGTACCTCTGTGACTGTTTCTGCGGATCCTAATGATGGGATTACTTGGACAGTTGTTGCAGGTTCTGCAACTACTGCGGATACTATTAGATTGTACAGATCAGTAAATGGGGGAAATGTTTTATTTTTAGATAATACCGCTTCAATTACGGCTACTACAATAACATCAACTCAAGTTGATGCTGGACTTGGCGTTCAGATATCTTTTGAGAATAATAGAATTACTGATTTAGGTACTCCTAGATATGCTGCTACAGTTTCTAACAGGTTATTCCTTTCCACAGATTCAAATGAAATAAGATTTTCAAGAATAAATACAGAAGGTTTTTCGATGCCAGAATCTTTTGCTACGTCTGCGCTTGTGGAAACAATTGGCAGTACTGGGACCGGCGATACTATTATAGGCCTTACGACGGCTCAAAATAGGGTTATTGTTATAAAAGAACGATCTTTAGGAGTTTTAGATCAGGTTGCTGGACCTATAATAGATTCTGCTGAAGATAGTTCTAGATTTATTTATAGAGAAATTGCTACTAATTTAGATTTAATAGGGCATTTTGCGGCTGCTTCTGCCAATGAATTTGCTTTTATTTTAGGAAAAACTAATGTGTATTTAACAGATGGAAGTAGATTAACATCTTGTGCAAATTCTATTAAACCTACAATTAAAAACTTAGGCTTTAGTGCCACGAATAGTGCTAAAGTTTCCGCTATAACTTACGATCAACGAAAACAAGTTATGTTTTCTTGCATGGGATCTAATGCGATATCCAAAGTAACATTTATCTTAAAAGGTGATTATTCTTTATTAAACCCAGGAAGTCCTGATTTTGGGGTCAGGTGGACAATGGATACTGAAGGTATAAATACCACTACTCATCCAGGAATGGATGTTAGGAGCTACGTATTAGTTGAAAATAGCTCTACTTCTTTAATGGACTTGTATTTTGGAGGCGTTACAGAATTGTATAAAGCAGATGTAGGTGATATCGATAATTCCAGTGGGATCTATTTTAAAATAATAGATAGGCCTAGAAGTTTTAATAACCCGTTTTTTAAAAAGCTTTTAAAAACAGCCACTGTGTACGCAAGAGGAAATGCTGGGGATTATGATTTATCCTTAGGTATAATTTATGATTTAAGTCAAATTGAAAATTCTTTAGCTACTATGGATTTAGATCAAAATGGTGAAACATTTGGATCTAGTTTTATTATTATAGGAACCTATGTTTTTCCCACTTCTTCCGCTATATTTTATACTACTAATATGCACAATAAAGCTATTTATGGACAACTTACTTTTAGTAATACTAATGCGGATCAGCCTGTAGATTTGTTTAATTGGTCTTTATCTGCAGGAACTAAAAGGTTTAGATAGTATTATGCAGGTTATTTTACCAAAAACATCAAATTTAGAAGTGAATGTGGCTTTATCCGCGGTAGAAGAAGCCTTTAATCAGCTAAGTTTAAATAATTTTAGGTATAAATTATTAGAGGCTACTGGGGATGGAGCTACGCAGGTATTAAAAACAGGGATTTCTGATGTAGATCCTCTTAAAATTATTCCAATTGTTTTATCGGGACATGGAACAATTAAATTTGAAGCTGATTATATAGGCAGAGACAGTCTTACAGTTAAGAATACTCCCGCTGGACTTGTATACAAAATTTTATTGATATATTAATATATAAAGGTAATTTATGGCATTAACACTAACCTACGGAAATATTGCAGGAGGGGCAGTTCTTACTGAAACTGTTTGGGATACTACCTTTAGTGAAATTATTGCTTGGGCTAATAGTTTAGAGACGGGGAGTTCTTTTACAACTACTTTAACAAGCACCATTACTACTAATGTTTTAGCGTACAATGTTACCAACAGCGGGGACGCAGGTTCAATTACAGTTTCAAATTCTGGAGCTTTAGCTGCTACTAAATCTATTTTAAGTCTTTCTTCTACTACTGCTCAAACTTTAGGCACTGCGTTTTTATATACTGAAGCCACCTCAGCTGGAACAACTATTCCCATAGCTTATATTAAAAATGCTGGTTCTGGTTCTATGATAAAATGCGTAGATGGATCAGCAGTTTCAAAATTCGAAGTCCAATCCACAGGGGCTATACTTTCTTCAGGGCAATTTGAAATAAAATCAACGGGCGATTTCGTAGGAGCACCTTTAAGACCCGGCATTTATGGTTTAGGTATTTTTAATGCTACAACTACGGATGCAAATGATTCTGTTGCAATTAAATATTATACTGGAGCCGCGCTGAGCTCAACTAATGTAGGCTATGTTGTAATGCCTTCGTTAACTCTGGGTCAATTCAATGTTCTAAAAATTACTGCTGATGTAACTATTAAATTAACTGGGGCTCATTGGGGTTGGGATACTAAAGGCGATTTAACAGATATGATTTTAGATATTATTGCTATTAATGATAATGCAGTTTTAAGATGGGGGGTAACTTCTAAATCTGGATCTGCTGTTACATTAGTTGCTTCAGCTAAGTGTAGTACAACACAAACTAGTGCTACTGACTCAACTAGAATTTTAACTAATACTGCTGTAGGGGCTGACAGTTATGCTATCCCCGCTTTTTGGACTAAAGTTAACTTTGATGATACCGGGGGGGCCGCAGAAAATCTTTGGTCAGTTCAAACTGGTAACGACGACCGGGGTAACGGTGCTAGTGATGGTATTTTTAGGTCTACTCCTATTACAATAACGGGGGTTGTTGGGCAGCCAAGTACAAAATATTTTAAATGGACTATGTATGGTCCTATGGTTTATTTTTTTACTCACGTCGAAAGTGTTGGAGTGGGACAATACTCAAATGCAACAACCAAGACTTTCGCAGCTCCCATATTAGGATTAAACTTTTTAGATCAATATTCTGACGCTATAGGTGTTTTAGGAAGAGTCATGGATAATACTGTTAATAAAACTACGGCTGGAACAATAGCATTAGATTCATCCAGTACTATTGGACTTTACCCAGGAACTATGACAGATACCGCCTGGACAGCAACGAATGCGTATTTATTTGATGGGCAAGCTAATTATGTGGCAGAATAGGTAGGAAGTTTATATGGGTGTTAAAGATCGATACTTGAAGCAGTTAAAAGACCAATACTATAATTTTGTTGTAGATAAATATCCTATTCATAAGCAAATCCAATATGCTTTTGGTATAGGCGATCCTGTAGAAATATCTGATTTTAAAATCTTTTTACAAGCACAAATAGTTCAGTATGAATTAGATAAATCTTTATTAACTAGTAAAGCGCTAGATCAAGATTTAGAATCTGAAACAGTTAAAATACATAAAAGAATATTTGAAAAGCCCGGAGTGGCGGAAGTTAAGTAGCAGGAGAATAGAAAATGGCTGAAGCAACAATAACAAGAAGAATCCCAGCTCCGGAAGAGTCTGGTATAGGTTATGTAACGGTGGCAAGTGGGGTAGATATTGCTGCTGGGAATAATGACGCAGACTTTAAATTTAGTCCTTACACAGGATTTTCAATTCGTACTGGGACACTAACATCTATGACGGTTACAATTTTTGCTAGTATAGATGGAACTAATTATATAGATATTACCAACGATCTATTTGCTGTGGCAGCGCTAGCTTCGTCTAAATGGTATGATTCCGGAGCTACCAGGATCCATGCAAGATTTCTTAGAGTTAGGTTTGCCAGGACTGCGGCTACTAATGCTGTAGCTTTTGAAGTTCTTTTAACCAAAGATCGGAAATAGGGAAAAATTATGTGTCCTTTTTCAGATATAGTTATTGATCTCTCTACAACATTGGGGGGCACAACAGCATCAGCAGCAGTTTTAGTTGTTGTAGGTGATGGAACTGGTGCCGGTTTAGCTATTCCTATGCATGCTACTAACGCTCCTAGTGGAACTCCTGCAGCGGGTTCTATTTTTTTAGAGAAGGACCTAGGAAAGCTTTGGATTTATGATGGCACAGCTTGGAAAGGTACTTTAGTTATTTAAATAGGTTTAGGTATTAAATAATGGCACCATTTTCAAATCTAATCGGCGGCGGAGGCGGCGGAGAAGCTAATACCGCTTCTAATATAGGTATAGCTGGTGTTGGGGTCTTTAAACAAAAGACTGGCGTTGATCTAGAACTTAAAAAAATTAATGCTGGATCCTCTAAAGTTACTGTTACTGATGATGTTGCTAATAATGAGCTGGATATTGATGTAGCCCCTTCAGCTATAGACCATAATGCTCTTTTAAACTATGTAGCTAACCAGCATATTAACTGGACAGCTGCCTCCTCTAACTTAGTTACTTCGGGTACTGGGGAATTTGCTAATCTTTTATCAATTAAGGGTAATGCTACGAATGCAGGTCGAATAAAGATTTATGAAGATACTGATAACGGAACTAATTCTGTTGAAATCAAAGCCCCTGCGATTCTTGCAGCAGATTATGCTTTAACTCTTCCACCTGATGATGGTTTAGTTAATCAAGTTTTAACTACTGATGGTGCTGGAGTTCTTAGTTGGGGGGCTGGAGGGACTGGATTAAATAACATCGTAGAAGACTTAACTCCACAATTGGGTGGTCAACTTGATGTTAATACTTTTGCTTTAGGAGACGGAACTTTAGAACTTTTAAAGTTTGTAGAAACTGCATCAGCTGTAAATGAACTTACAGTTACTAATGCTGCAACTACTGGGGCTCCTGCGCTAAGTGCAACAGGAGATGATACTAATATTGCGTTAAATCTTATTCCAAAAGGAACGAGCAGAGTTCAGGCGGCAGGGGTTACAGTACCAACTATTTCCTCAACAGATACTTTAACGAACAAAACTTTAACTGCCCCCATTATAGCTACTATAGTAAATACTGGAACAGTCACTCTTCCAACAGCAACTGATACTTTGGTAGCACGTGCGACTACGGATACGCTTACTAATAAAACAGTAGATGCTGACTTAAACACAATCACAAATATTGAAAATGCTGATATTAAAGCGGCTGCAGCTATTGCAATTAGTAAATTAGCTGCAAGAAAAGGTCAGATTGTGGCGGTATTTGACGGAAATGGCGCGGTAGTAGTAGCTAATAGTAAACTTTATATACGATGTGATTATGCTGCCACCATTACAAAAGCTACTGTATTAGCGGATCTAACTGGCTCTTGTGTAATAGATATTTGGAAAGACACTTATGCTAACTATCCTCCGACAGTGGCTGATACCATTACAGCAGCTGCTAAACCTACTTTATCTTCTGCTATTAAAGCAGAGGATGCTACCTTAACGGGATGGACTACGGCTGTTACAGCTGGGGATACTTTTGTATTTAACGTAGATTCAGCTACAACAGTTACTAAACTTACAGTTATTTTAAGTACGGATAAAACGAGTTAGAAGTATATGGTAATTAAAAGTTTTATTCTATATATTTTAAAAAAGAAAACTTTTAGGACCCAGTATTTAATTTTAAAATCTAATGCAGGTATTGAATAATGGCAACTCTTTATATGAATATGACAGACGGTAATGATGCTAATGATGGCACTACCTATGCTAATAGATTTAAAACTTTCAATTCCGGGGCTACAGCTGCACGAACAGCTCCTGGTGATACGATTAGAATCGATAGAACCCCTAAATCTACTTTATCAGCCCAAGCAACTTGGACTAATAATAGTGCTGCAGTAACATTAGCTTCGGCTCTTACAGCTACAGTGACAAATTGTGAATCAGCTTGGGTAGCTTCCACAGATGTAACGGAAGCTGCGTATACTACTAGCTATCAAGAGGGGGCTGGATGTAGATCATTTGTAATTGCCGCTGGTTTTACTACTGGAAAGGCAGCATACTTTACAATAGGCTCTACTAATTTTTCTGCATATGATGCGCTTACTTTTTGGTTTCGGTGTACTAATGCTGGTGTAGCAATAAATACATTTAGCCTAAAATTATGCAGTGATACGATTGGAGATACTGCAGTAGATACATTCCCAATTGCAATACCTACTGGACCTGCTCTTTACTGGGTGCCACTCACTATTACTCGCTCTGGTGGCGGTAGTTTGGGGACTGCTATTCAATCGGTAGCTCTATATGTAGATATAGATATTAGTACAACTGTATATCTAGATAATATTGAAGCATGTTCTGATGCAGGATTAAATTTAAATAAGATAATTAGCCCGGATGACTCAGACTATTTTTGTGTTAGATCAATTTCTGGAACTGCTGTAAAACTTGGTGCTGGTATGAATGCAGAAATTCCTTCTTCCCTGGATAATTGGGGCAGATATTATGGGGCTTCTACTGGATCACGAGATACTTATGTAATCAAACCTATTCAATTAGACCCCGTTTCAGCGACCACAACAGTTATTCAACCTATTCAAGAATCGGGCACATTAGGAAATCTTATAACTTATTCTGGAGGCTGGTCTACAAGCGGTACAGTACAAAATGCTGCTGATTACACATTTATTGATGCATTAACAGGGGCTGGATATTTAATTGATTTAAATAATAAAGATTATATTAAATTTGAAAAACTTGGTTTAGTAAGGGGCTACAGGGGGCACGGGTTGCCTGCCTCTACTTCGTCTAATGATATCGGGATTGATAAATGTCATCATATAAATTGCTCTTACCAAGCTATCGGCGTAGTCCAAGGTAATTTTAAACTGACTAATACAAAAATTGTAGCAAGTAGTATATCTCAAGCTACCGGTGCAGCTATCTTTCTTCTAAGTACTGGTGCAACTAAAGGTGTTTATGAAACAATTTCTATTATTGGTGGCCGTAATATAGGAATTTATTTGAGTTCTCATGGAGAAGCAGCATTTAAAGATATAACTATTAGAGGTGTAGATATTAGTACTAGTGTTGCCTATGGTGTATCTCTTACTTCACAGAGTGTAGGCGAATTTGTAATATTCGATGATCTGGATATAGACTATTGCGGAACCCATATATCCGGAGGGGGAGGTAGCGGCTCTGGAATTACGCTAGTTAATTCTGTATTAGGTACTAATCGAAATGTCTCTGGCTGGGATCTAGATTTTAATGGAACTAATTTAGTTTATTTAAATTTATCTAATACTACTTTTGATACTACTAAATTAAGGTTTACTTCTAGTTATTCGGATCCTTGGGCTGTTTCAACTAAACATAACGGTGTCGCGGGAAGATTTTGGTCAGTATTTCACAATTCAGAATTTAATGTATCAGTTTCTGGAAGTGCGGGAAATATCATGGATCACATAACTGAAGGACAAGTTGCTGGTTGGGCTTATGGGGGTTCGGGAATTTCTTTAGTTATGAAACCAGCTTCTACGACTATTAAATTAATCTACAAATTTTTAATTCGAGCTAAGGCATCTACAGCAATGACCATTCAGTTTTACACTCGTCGGACTGCGAGTACTCCAACTTTAACTTTTAGTGCAGAAGGGGCCGGTATTACGCCTATCGTTAATAGTAGTCTTACGCTCTCCACCTCGTGGGATTTGCAAACTTCATCCTCAGTGACACCAACTTATGATGGATGGATTTTATGTACTTTAAAAGCATTAATGGGGGCTGCGGCAGGAGGAATCGGGATTGATAAAATTAAATCTTCTTTAACTACTCAAGCTTTACTAGGAGAAATGGAGTATCCTCCTTTTCCTGTAGGTTTAGTTAGAACTTTGCCTAATTTTTTTGATGGTGAAGTTACTGGGGGAGCTTCTGGTACAGTAGGTTCAGGAGGTTGTTTCTAATGGTTGTAAGAGTAGCTGATTTAACATTTCTTCAAAAGCGATTTAACCCGGTTTTTGAAACGGAATTCCGTAAAATGCAAGAACTTTTAAAACCTAAGCCTCAAGATCCTATATTAGACAAAATAGATTTAACGGGTTTAACTGATAGAGATAAACAAAATTTAGATATAGCAAACTGGTTTTATTGTATTACTTGTAATAAATGGAGAATAAAAGGTTCAGAAATTCTAAAGTTTAAATATATTAATTACCCGTATGTTTATGAATATTGTTTTAATTGCCCAAATATTCCTGCTCATATGATTTCTGAGATAGATGGATTAAAAGTTTTAAGAATTTAAATATGTCTATAGAAGAATTAATACAAATAGCTCGAGATAGATTTGAGTCGGGTCAATTTATTAAGCTTAGAAGTGTAGCTAACCCTAGTATCTATAGGTTATATCCTCCCCATGTAATTTTACAACTAGAGCGTCCTAAATTAGTAGGGATAATCCCAATGCCTTGGTGGCTTTTTACTGAGGTTTCTTTAGAAAAAAAGCTTATTGAAAAAATAAAAATAATGTTAGACAAAGAAGAACTCAATGAATTTACTATTGAATAAGTTAGACGCATATTATGAGGTTATGGATACACCTATGGAATTACAATTAAAATTTTTAGGGGAGGAATTCGATTCAGTTATTTTAGGATGGTTGGATGACCCCCAATATAAGGAGTTCTTTAGGCGTTGGCCACATCCTATAAACAGGGGTTCTAGTAAAGTTTCAGCCCTTAGACTGGGTGTTGTTTTCTTAGGTATTTTTAAAGGTGGGGGGCTTATCGGGGTAGTTTCCATGGGCGATTCGGATGTCACTGCTAAAAAAATAGAATTTGGCTTGCTTATTGATTTCAAAGTTTCACCTTATAGAGGCACTGTAGCGGTAGAAGCTGTTGACAAAACTATGGATTATCTATTTAACCATTTAAATTACCATAAAGCTTATTGTATATTTTTGGAGCATCGAAAAGAATGCAAAGCATTATTAGCGGGTAATAAACTTACTTATGAAGGCACCCTCAGAGACAATATCTTTTGGGAAGGCCAATACCATAACGAGGTGGTTTATTCTATGTTAAAAGCTGAGTATAATAAAATAAAGCAAGGGCAGGTGTAGTATGGGTGTAGCAGCAGTACCATTAATCGCCGCCGGAGCATCAGTAGGATCGACTCTGCTGTCTAATGCTGCGCAACAAGATGCTGCAAATAAGCAAGCCGCGGCAGCTCAACAAGTAGCATTATTAGAAGCAGCTTCTCAGCCTCTTTCCACCGATAATCCTTTAAATTTAGCGTCTAATACTAAAGTTTCATTGATGGATATCTTTAAAAAACAAACCCTTGATGCAGCGTCGGAAGCTAAGAAAACTTCTAAATTAAAGGTTTCAGATTTTATAGAGCCCGCCGCTATCTTAGGTACGTCATTGATGCAGGCTTTAAATCAACAGCGTGATAGACAGATCGCGCAGGCTAATATAAATCTACAGGCGCAACAACAAGCTTTATTATCAGGAGGGGCTGGAGCAGGTCAACTAGCTTTTCCTTCAAATGTTCATTTATTAAGTGTTCCACACAGTTCAGGAGTGAGTTCGCTTAGAGGTCTATTAGGAGGCTAATATGGGTGGCGGTGGCGGTGGATCAAGAGTAATTACCACTCAGCGTGATCCAGAAATTCAGGCAGGATTAGATAGGTTACGTGTTTTAACAGACAAGTCTATCCAAGATATAAATAAGCTCTCTCCTCAAATGAAAACTGATTTTGGTGGATTTGATGGTTCTCGATTTAGAACTGATCCTGGTTTAAGAACAAGTATTAATTTTGGTGAACCTGATGTTATAGCTAGAGCACAAATAGCTAGAGGCGAACAAGACATTTTAGCTAGACAGTCTGCTGCACAAAGACAGATTACTAGCCAATTTGGCGGCACTCAACCCGGGTTAGCTAGTATTTTAACTCGTAATTTGCAAGCTCAAAGTATGTTAGCTCAAAATCCATTAGAAGCTGCTGCTCTTGAACAGGGGGCTGGAAGACAGTTGCAGCAATTTCAATTAGAAAATGCTGCTAGACAATCTCAATTTGCATTAGGCAATGAAGCTCTTTTACAGCAATCTTCTCAGCAAGCAAATTTAAAACAATTAGCTAATCAAGCTTTACTAGGTCAGGCTGCTTTAGGATCTGCTGCTCCATTTTTAGCTGGAAGAGAGCTGGATCAACTTAGAGCTATTTTAGCTGGACAAAAACAGGTATCAAGCGGTGGCGGAAAATAGCATGGCTGATGCATTTAATATACCTGGCAAACCTTCTAACTTAGCTAGGCATTTAGATTTTTTAAAAAGTCTCTTTTTAGGTTCTAACCAAGATTCTGTTAGTAGTGCGCCAGCTGAAGTTATTCCTCCCCCGCAAGAACTCATCATGCGATCTAATCTAGAAGAAGCTAAAGCTCGGGAAGCCCAAGCATTGGCTTCAAGGCAAATCCAAGAGGCGCGGCTAATGAAGCAGCAATTAAGCTCCGCTATTAAAGCCCCACAGTTTCGAACAGCCCCTGCACAGAATGGTATAGATATAAAATCTATACAAGCAGCTTTAAACAGTTTATTGCAGCCACAGCAGCAACCCCAAGCCCCCGTATCAGCCCCTCAAGTACAATTTAGACCTTCTGTTCAGCCAGCAATTGATACTTCTATAGCGGATGCATTAAAGAGTGAGCGTATGATGTCGGGTATCACTGGTTTAGCCTCTGCCGCATTAGGGCTATTAACAGGAACTGATACTAGTAATATTGCTTTAAAACAAATTGATCAGGCTAGAGAAGCTAGATTAGGGGAAGTTAAAGCACGAAGTGATATATTTGCTAAACAAGAGGAAAATAAGATCAATCAGCTTAGGGAAGCTGCTTTATTTGAAATGGTATCTAGTGTGCAAGATCCTCATGCCCGAGCTACGGCGCAAAAATCCATTATGGCCGGGTTTCCTGATATAGCTATCGGAGTAGCTAAATCTGATTCAAATAATGATCCAGAACTTATCAAACTACAAAAAGACTCGTACAGATCGAAACTTATTTCTGATTTTGCAAGTTTAATACAAAGGTTTGATCCAGAAAAGATTAAAATAGAAAAAGAATTTAGGGGTTTAGAATTAAAATCTAAAAAGCTTCAATTAAAATGGAATCAGTTAAAGATCGATCAAGCACAGGCGCCTTCCAAGGTAGACCAAGTACAAGATCCTTTAAACCAAATCGTAGAGAAGGCTCAAAAAAGGGTTATTGGCGAAGAAGTAGAAGCCCAACTAAGAGCGCCCCAATTAAAAAATTTCTTAGAAGAAGTTTTATTCTCCCCTATTGAACTTACTCCACAGGAAGTTTCTGCTAAAGCTAAATTAGCTGGTTCTAGAATTTTTAAATACATAGGTATTGCTAATGATAAAACTGCTAATCCTGTGGCAGAAGCTATCTCAGATATTACAGGAACTTCTGATAAAACTTGGTTTAGAAAGAATAAAGCGACTAAGATTGAAGAATTTAAACAAAAATTTTTAAGCCCCCGAGCTGCCGAATCTACACAACAAGAACTTACACAACAACCTTCAGTGCAGCAGGCTGAACAAATTAAAATTCAAATCCCTGATGGTAGATTTAAACTCGTAACTAAAGAACAATTAAATGCTGCTTTAGCGGCCGGGGCTAAATTAGCTCAATAATATGGCAAAGTTTAATTTTGACACTCTTCCGGATGCTGAAACTAGCTTTAACTTCGATGCTCTGCCAGATGTGTCTAATTTACAGCAGTCTCCTAAGTTTAACTTTGATGCTCTCCCAGATGCAAAACTTGATTTTAATACTTTGCCTGAAACTCAATCCGAAAATGTATTTTTTAGGTTAGGTAAGGTTGCAGCAAAAGGTGCTTCTGAAGGCGTCATTGGTAATGTTTTAAAAATAGTAAAGCCGGATATATTTAAAAACTTAGAAGCTATAGATCCTAAGGGTTGGATTGAAAATTCAGTTAGATTTACAACTAATTTAGTTGCTGATGCTCCGGTATTTGGAGCCATGTTTAAAGTGGCAGGATTAGCGTTAAAAGGTATTTCTTTTGGGGCTAAAGCAAGTCCTATCATGCTTAAAGAAGTTCCGTTAATGATTAGACCTTTTGCTGGAAAAGTTGTAAAATCGGCATCGGAATTAGGTTTAGCTAGTGCGTTACATGGTGGAGCATCCTCTGCCGTTAGTCAAATTGCTGAAAGAGAACTGTTTGATCCTATGAAAGTAGTGTCTACCGGATTAATCTCAGGAGGCTTTGGGGCAGCTTTAGGTGGAGTACTAGGTTCTGTTGGGGCAGGATTAGACTTAGCTTTTAAACCTAAAATCCCTAAGTTTAAAATCAATCCTGAAGAATTAGCTAAAACTCAACAAATTGTTGATGAGATACATATAAATTCTGTCAGTCGTGCACAAGAACTATTTAAAAAGGGGCTAATCACAGAAAAACAAGTTCCTACCATCCAACAAATAACATATCTTGAAGAGTTAAATGCTAAGATAGGTGATAGACTAGATTTAACCCCTAAAAATCCTGATTGGATTGACAAGTCTATCAATGCTATAGAATCAATGGATGCTATAGATACAAGAGTTGGTACTAAAGCTAGTGAAACGGTTAGAGATTTTTATATAGCTGGTTATAAGAGGCAATTTAAAAATGTTCAATTAAATAATACTTTCGAACCTTTTTATAAAGTTTTAAGAAAAAGTAATTTTAATGACACGGGGATTCTTCCCTATATAGAATATGGCATAGATGATTCTAATGAGCTGCTTACTGCTATTAAAGCTGGTTTACAACCAAAATTTAACCCCTCTGCAAGAATTATTAGGTCTAAAATTAATCCCAATCTAATTAAGATGCAGCGCGCAGCCTATGCTGGACCAATTCCTGATGTTGAAACATTGGCTGCTTTAAAGGGTGTAAGAACAGAGCTATCAAAAATAGTTACAGAGGATCCTGCTCTACTTTCTAAAACTGGCTTTATTGATGGGTATGTACCATTAATTCCCAGTTTCACAGCTAGGGCTAAAGTCACTCCAGCTAAACAATTAGAAAGTATAATAGACCCAAGATTTACTAAAGTTAGGGTAGAGGGCTTATTTGATTCTTCTAAGCATGTGCCAGAATTAGATTTATCCTTAAATGCATATATACATAAAGTTTCAAGATATCAAAGTTTAGAGCATTCAGGGCTAGTTAATAAAGCTTTTACAGAAATTGTTAAACTTAGAAATAGTAATCAATCCTGGGCAGCAGGTGAACTAGAGGATATTATAAAAGTATCTACTGGAATAGATAAGTCATCCTCCCTCGAACATCTTATTTCTAAACGTATTATGAATGTTAACGAAGACTTGGTAGAGGAGCTGTCTAAATTTTCAGACCGTCCCTCATCTCTTATAGATGAAATGGGCTCTATGCTTAAAACTTTCATGTATAAAGCAAAAGTTTTCCTTAATCCACCTTTAGTATTAGCCCTTCAACCAGGTCAAAACTTTCTTATCTTAGGGCCTGAAGTAGGCCAATCAAATGTTGCTTATGGCACACTTAAATGGTTAGCTGGTGGGCCTGAAAAGAAGTTAGCACTGGCTCATATGCCAATGATGCGATCTCCTGAAATGAACTGGTCAGAAGCAGTGGTTCCTAAACTACAAAATAAAGCTTTAAAAACAATTGGTACTGTTTTAGGTCTTCCTTCTGTCCCCGGCGAAGTGCTCTTTAATGCTACTGACACAGCTAACAGGGGCATAGGATTTATTGCTGCTAGAAATCATTTACGAAACCTTGTTAAATGGCATGGGGAACAACAAGGTTTATTAAGAGCATCGGAAGGACTATTGCCTACCGAAGCTGCGTCACTATTTAATATATGGAAAAAAGAGGGTATTGATGCTGCAGCTAGTATGGCCGGAGTTATTAGGTCTACCCGAGCAAATCTTGTTTACTCATTAGCTAATGCTCCTAAAATATTTAGAGATGGCTTAGGGGCCCATGTTCCTTTTAGGACATGGGGTGGAGCTATGTGGACTCGATTAGTGAGCGATGTTAGAACAGGTTCGACCAAACAATTAGCAAACAGATTAATTCAACCCATGGCAATGATAACGCTTGCACGGTTATTAACGGGTTATGATATTCCAGGGGCTCATCCTATGGAAAGTTTCCCCGGAGCTTTTGGATTTCAAGCTTTTCCTTTTATAGGTAATCCTGTTAAAGCATTGAATATGTATGGGCCCGGTGATTTTAAAAAGTTGGCTACTGGTGATGTATTAGGTTTTATGCGCAGTCCAGGAGCTATTCCAGAACTATTAAGGTTTACTCCACCTGGAGAATTAGCTGCTAGGCTAAGTAAACAAAAGGTTGGAGATTTTGCTCAAGACTATTTAAGGTTAAAGCCGATTAAACGGGATAACTGGAATGAGGTAGTTTTACCTAGTTTAATTAAAAAAGCTTTAGGTTATAAATAACAGCTGAGGTTTAACATGAACTTACTTAAACGACTCATAAATTGGCTTTTTGCCAAAAGACATAGGTTTGTCGATAAAATAATTTTACATTGTTCGGCATCAGACTTGGAGGGCCAAACTGCCAGTATGATAGATAGCTGGCATAAAAAAAGAGGATTTAAAAAAATAGGTTATCATTATTTTATTGAAAAATGCGGTGTTAGGGGGATCGGTAGACTTGAAAATGAAATAGGGGCCCATGTATTGGGTTATAATAAATCTTCTATAGGAATCTGTTTAGCCGGGGAACATAATTTTACTAGATACCAGTTTAACGCTTTATACAGCTTGTTAATAGAGCTTAAACAAAGATACCCTAAAGCAACTTTACACGGACATAAAGAGTTTACTGATAAAAAAACTTGTCCTAACTTTGAATATGACCTTTTTAGAGCATACTGGAACAGCTTATGAGTCAAGATCAAAAAGACAGTTTTGAAGAGTTTTTATCAATTCACACTAGATCTATTTACATAGTAGGTGAAATTAATGAGCAATTGGTACTTAACTTCCATAAAGCATTGAGTTTTTTAAAAGGATTAGATTCTAAAAAGCCTGTAACCGTATACATAAATAGCCCAGGGGGCTCATATTATGACGCAATCGCTTTATATGACCTTATAAAGGCTTGCTCCTTTAAAACCTCTGGAATAGTACTTGGGTGCGCTATGAGCGCAGCTAGCATCGTTCTACAAGCATTTAAAGCGCGTTTAATGGGGGCTAATGGATCACTGATGATCCATGATGGAGCTTTCTCTATGGAAGCTATCCACTCCAAGGAAGCCGTAGTTGCTGCTAAAGAGGAAGAACGAAATCTGTATATCATGTACTCTATACTGGCTTCTAGATCTAACTTAACTCTGATTGATATTAAGAAAATGTGTGAATTTAGCACATATATGAATGCTGAAGAGGCATTAGAGAATGGTTTTATAGATAAAGTTTTGTCGCCTGCTTTGTTAAGCAGAGCGATGAAAGTACACCATAAAGATAAACAAAAAAATGAACTCTAAAATACGTTATATCGCCCACGTACAATAGCGATCCAATGTCCTAACATTGGTGGGAGAGTTCTATATAAGGGCTGCCTTTAGGAGGCAAGTATGTCAAGAAAATATTTTAGTTGGGGGGCTTCTGGCAATGTGGATGGGACCGGAGCAGCTATTACTATTACTTTAGACTTTAAACCTTCCCGAGTAGAGTTATTCAATGTAACTGGTAACTGTCAGTTAGTTTGGATAGATGATATGGCTGCAGGTAAGGGTCAAAAAATAGTTGATTCTGGCACCAATTTAACTGATATAAGTTACATCGCTTCAGGTGGGGTTACGGTCAATAGTGTAGGCTTTCAAATTGGTACAGATGCGGACTTAAACGTCTCTGCTGAAACCATTCATTGGATAGCTTATAGAAACTAAGAATAAATAAATGGGTTTACTCATATTTATAGTAATGTTTGTATGAGTAAATCTTAATTAAATCAAGGAGAAATATATGTTTCTAATGGTATTTGAATTCCTTAAAAGGAATTTGCTAGAAATGTTTGGAGGGCTATTATTAATCCTTCAAGGAGTAAAAGCAATGATTCCTGGAATTAAGGATGATGAAGCACTAGATAAAATTAAAGCTCTAGCTGAAAAGATTAGAGATTTTTTACGGCCTTTTATAGGTTAGAGCCGTAAGAGGGGTGCGCATTCAGATTTAACGCACATAGAGCATAGCTATGATAACTAATGAATCTTTGTACGAACGAATGAAAGAGTTCGCAGACAGGTTATCCTCTGTAAATTTAAGAATAACCGTTGCAGAAGAAATTCAAAAAAGAATCGAATCTAAGATAGATAAATTAAATGAACATGTAGATAGACTTCGAACCCAAGCTGCTTATATTTCAGGCATAGTTGCGTTTATTATTACAATAATTGGATTAGCTGTTAAATTTATAAAATAATATGTTAGCTATAATCAAAACCATAGTTTCTTTGCTCAGTCTAGTTTCTGGACTTCTTTCGCTGTTTATCAAAAATCCAGTAAAGTCCTTTCTAGATAAAGCTAGAAAATGGCGAAATAACATTAACAAACGAAACCCAAAAAATCCTACCGATTCCTCATCTAGGTAATCTACCTAGCAAATCTTCTAACCATTTTAAAAATTCTTCTTCGGAGTTTCCCTCTTTTTGGGGTATCTTTATTGTTCGAAGGCTTTCCCATGGCAAAAATTCAACTTCTTCGTCTAAGAAAGTTCGAATGGCGGAATAGGGTACAGCAAAAGTAAAGGATAATGCCCCTCCTATTCCTGCAAATACTAAGTTTGTTAATTGGTATCTAGAGTTAAAAATTGGGGATCCACTAGAACCTGGGTAAGTAAGGTTAGTAAAAATCTGCGAAGTATACTCTACGGTAGGACTAAATAATCCTGACCTAATCCCAATAATTACTAAATTCTGTGCTTCTCCCTTGGAAACTATTTGAGGAAGGAGCAAAGGATATCCAACAACAATTGCATTTTTTCTGGGGCTAATAGAGAAGCTCGACAATTGCACCCCGTTTAAATTGCTAAATTGATTATCACTCAGTTTAATCTTACATAAATCATGTTTCTTTGATCTTTGTATAAAAGACACTATAGTTTTAATTCTAGCATTAGATTCTACGACTAAATATTTTCCTATACCTAAACTGCAAACATGGTTATTTGTTAATATAAACCTTTTCCCCCCATGCTTAACTATTACGCCGGAGGCCCCACTATTTTTATCTAAAGTGATCATTACAGTATTTGCAATAGCATTCATCCTAGGTATAGTATATACTGTTTCTACTAAGGCATCCCAGTTTACATGTATTATTCCGAGTAGAATAAGTACAAATAAGAATTGTCCGCTAAATAGAACGGAAAGCAAATTTTTTCTTCTAGTAATTAAAGGCTTTTTCATCTCCTATCTCCTATTGACAGATGTTTATTTCTACTTTTAAGTCGTAATGCTTTTGCTCCAATAATATCTTCACAAGATTCAATACAATCTTTCAATTCAGAGTTACATTCAGTTAACCATTCTCTAAGCTGTTTATTAGCTTTTCCTGCACTAATTAACTCTCTCTGTAAATCCAAAACATTAGTTGGTAAAGTTTTACAAGAACTTAAAATTAATAAAATAAGTATACTAATCAGTTTTTTGTACAGCATCTTCGGATTCTTCCTCTTTAAGCCATCCTTTTAAAATATCCAATCTTTCTTGGTATTGTTGAAATACCACATCTTTTGGGCCCATATAGGATAAAACATCCTTATAAATACTGATCAATTCTCTTAAACAAGCAACCTCTACTCCCCCATTTTTATACCCCGGTCCTAAAACAAAGTATATATTTTTATTGTCAGTGGCATGCTTATCATGCGTATGATAAAGTTCATAAATAAGTCGCATTAAATCAAGAGATGAATTAAACTCCTTTGAATCCGAGTTATTAAATTCAACTACATAAGATTCGGGCATTTCTGAATCATGTTCAGTTACTAAAAACCCGTTATTAACTTGTTCAATACTTATTTTCATTATAAAGCCCTCAATATAGCTTTCCCCTTTTTATGCGTTGCTCCACAATTCATACAGTGATATCTTTGGTATCTGCCCTTGTGCGTCACATGAAACCCATGCTTTTGGAGAAACCCTCCTTTACCACAGTTAGGACATGCGTCTAATAAATTCTTATTCAGCCCTAAGTTAGGATGATTAGTAATAAGAGGGCGCAATTTCATATAAACTCTTTCTAAAATATCCACGTCTAACTTACAATGCTTTACAACATAATCTATGCTCTTTTGATCTCCTGACATAGCTCCTAACCAAGCATCGCTAGTGACGGGAGATTTAGTTCCTAAATTAAAATACTCAGCAATTGTAGCTAATCTATTAGAATTTAATTGAAGTTTATACCTCGAGATTCTCCATGTATCGATATGCGGAATATCGGGGGGCACAGGGGTTAATCCATGTTTAATTAGCCTGGCATTTAGAAACGGCAAATCAAACCTAGATCCGTAATGTGTGCATATAACTTCGGAAGCTTCTATGATCTTTTTAGCTTCCTGTACTACAAAAAAGTCATTGTAATGCTTTTTAGCAAAAGATTTAGGATAATCAGCTATACTTACTACCTTGGTTGCTTCACCTAATCTTTTAAACCCTACGCATACAATAAATCCAAAATTAGCAGATAAATTAGTTGTCTCTATATCCCAAAATAATATTTTAGAATCTTTTTTCACAATAATCCTTTTTGGGCTATTAAGTTATCCATAGATTCAACTGTAAATTTATTATTTTTAGCCCATTGTACTAATACATTTACATCTGTAATCTTAAAACGATTATCTAAGTGGACAACTCGCGGGCTAAATATATATATAATATACCCTATTAACTTTGTATCAATATGTTTTACTTTGATCTTCACTCTAAATCTACACTTTTTAAGCTAGAATCTACATTACAAACTATAGGATGATCTCTAACTAGTTCAATCCAATCTTCATATCTCATAGTAACTAATATAGAATCCCTATCTTGTTTACTAATAACAACCGGTACGTCCCCTTTCTTCATATCTCTTTCTGCTTGTTGCATGGCTTTTTGTATCTGAACTCGTCTGCCGCGCTTGCACTCAACATGAAAAGGAGTATTAACAACGTCAGCACAAACATTGCCGTCCTGATACTGTAGCCCACGACGAGCAGTGGGATATAATTTACGTAATAAACAAGCCACCTCCCTTTCAAAAGAATGACCCTTAGTACGTCCATTTATCACCCAACCTCCCCATCCTTAGACATTAGCTCTGTTTTTGTACTTATAACACTACCTAAAAATTGGTTAGTTTCTTTTTCAATCGGGTCTACCAGGGATCTAACTCGCTCCATTAGTTTTTGGTCAGAAAATTCAATTAGCATATCACAATCAACTGGCTGTGTCTCATCTAAAGGCTCAATTAATGTAATTAATTTAGATATATATGTTTTAGTTTTTTCTAAAGATATATTTTTATCCCCTTCTTCTAACCTAAAATGATAATGAAAAGTCATTGATTTATCAGGGCTAACTAATATAATTTTAGTTAACTCAGTTTGCATAGCTTTTAACAAAAATTTCAAATTCTTAACTGTCCTATCATCACTCACCTAAACTCTCCCGGATCTTTACATCTACTTTTAAAGGAACTTTTAACTTTTCAACACTTTCCATTATATTAACAAGATCTTGTACTTTTGTCAAGTCTTTTCTAGAAATCTCTACTACAATAGAATCATGGACTTGCGTTACAATTTTATAGCACTTTTTATGAATAGCGAGCATACTACGTTTTGTTAAACTCGCTCCAAATGATTGAATAGGATGATTATAACCCACATTTTCAGCATGGCGAGCCCTTTTATAAGCGGCCCAATATAGCCTATGCTCAAAAGTATTCTCTAGGTTATCGGGTAATATAACTGTTTCAGGGGCTAAATCCTCTAACTGTATTTTACGTTGTACTGGGTCAATAGGGAGAAAATATTTCTTAGATTTTTTATTGAGACCTGAATAGTAACGCAGGTCTGGCAATCTGCGAAGTCTGCCATAATACGATATAACTGATAGATATTTAAGCATAAACTGTAGTTGTAACCTTAAATATTTCTCATATCCTGGGTATAATTTAAAGAAGGATTCTCTAAAATTAGAGACCTCATCTATATTATAATTTAGCTTTTCAAAGAACTCTTTATAAAGCTTCCATGCAGAAGCCCCATATATAAGGGCGAAATTTAAAGTCTTTCCTATAGCCCTTTGTTCTGGGGTTAAATCAACTATATTTAAAATTTGTTGGGTAGTTTGAGCATGTAAGTCTATTCCTTTATTAAAGGACTCTATTAATTTATCGTCATTTGACAGATGAGCTGCAATACGTAGCTCTAACTGAGAATAGTCTAATACAACAAAAACATTATCTTTATCAGAAGGAATAAACATTGATTTTACTAAACCTTGCCGAGGTAAATTTTGTAAATTTGGTTGAGAAGAACTTAATCTTCCTGTAGCGGTCCCTCCCTGAGAATCATCTTTACCAAATCCACCCTGTAAGTAGCGCGGATAGATTTTTCCATCTGATTTTGGGTAGTACCCAGAAGAAGTGCTTACATAAGTAGTTATCTTTTTTAATACCTTTTTATACTGAGCATATAAGTTAAGTATTTCGCCTAATTTAGTTTTTGCTGGAACTAAATTACGGATATTAGATAAATGCTTTTCTGCTGTATTCCATTTACCCGTTTTAGTTTTATCCGTTGAAAAATGCTGCAATCCTAAGTGCTCATAAAGGAGTTCCCCTATATGCGCAGAAGACTGCCAATTAAATTTAGTTTTATAAGAATCACTGCTCTTCTTAACTTTAGCTTTACCCTTTTCACTCACTCTCTTACTTAAAGCTATTCTATATAATTCATCCTCCATTTTAGTTATATGCTCTAAGCAGTCTCTACGGAGTTTAAATATAAGTTCGCCTTGTTCTTTAGACAGTTCTGCTGAATAACGTTTAAACACCTCTAAATCTATTTTAATCCCAGATAATTCCAGCTTCAATAACACTTTTTCTAGGGGTATCACTTCTTCAGTATAGTATTCAATAGGACCTTTAACTACACTAGGTAGAGCATTCTTAATTTTAGAATCAAGTTCTACAAATTTCTTTTTTAAAACTTCCCATAATTTAAACGTAATATTGCAATCCGCTTTGCAATATTTAGCTATAATATGAGCATGCATATTAGGGTGAATTAAATCATCCTTACATATTTCTCCTATATGCTTACACTGGTACTTACTACAATATTTTTGAATTTCAATTTTATGTTCAATCGCCCAAGGTCCTAAATATTTAGCTGCAAGCAACTCTAGCCCAACAGGTTGGTCTACATCTAATTCTTTAGCTATAAGCATAGTATCGCCTAAAGGCCCATTAACCTTTAATCCAGCTTTTAATAAAAATTTAATATCAAATCTTATATTATGCCCAATTTTACCAACAGTTTCATCTGCTAAAACTTTTTCAATATTTGAGCCGTATATTTCCTTTAAAGTATAATAGTCAGTCGAATCTTCTTCCCAAGCTATTCCTAAACCATGCATACTAGCTGTTTGAGGATTAACCCCAGTAGTTTCAACATCAATAACTATAAATTTATTCATATACCTATTTTAGAGCTACTATTTGAATCTTTAATACTATTTTTCATATTCTTTAACCGAGCTATTGTCTCCTCGATACTTAAATCTAAACATTTAACTGATACAACTAGTTCTTTTAAATGAGCAAAAGAAAAGCCATCAGTATGCTTAATAAACTTCTTAATATCAGCAGAACTTAATTTTGGAATTTTAGTTTTTAGATATAAAGTTCTTTCTTTAGCCCCGGGATATTCAATTTTAATAACTCGATCAAACCTTGAAGGCCTATTTATTATCCTAGGATTTATTTTGCTAGGGTAATTAGTCGTGGCAACATAAACAACTTTCCCTACCTGAATTCTGCCATCCAATAACTCCAATAAGTCTTCCTCATTAAAATCTAAAATTTTATCTATATCTTCTAACATAACAACTATAGGCCTATTTAATTCTATATCTCTAAATTGTTCTAATGCCATTGAAAGTATTTTGGGGGCATCCGCTATTAAAATTATTCCATTATACCTCTTAATTAGTTCCTCAGATATTAGTGCTAATATACAAGTTTTGCCACTTCCTTGAGCCCCATGCAAAAGAAAACCTCTTTTATGTATAAACCCATAAGCCTTAAACTTTTTAGAAAGGCCCCAAAATCTGTTTATTTCTTTTACTACCAGATTAGATATCGAATTTTCAAATTTAATTAGATTGTCTGTTTCTAATTTTAATTGCTTAAATAACAAAGATCCATTATTAAAATCTACCTCGTAACAACCTGCTTTCAATTCAGGTATAGTTTTATGAGTAGGGTAAAACCATTTTCCTGAAGATGCCCATTGTAAAAAATTTTCGCTTTCCTCTTCACAATCAGTTTTTTTCATAATTTTATCCTAAATCATTGTATGCCTGCCAAAAACTAGATGCATTGTTATAGAGAGGCCCAGATAAAATGCTTGCAAAAGTTTTTTTAATCTCTACCCTTTTATTTCGATCTCGTACAAATTTACATAAAAAATGAAATTGTGTATGGTATGCTTCTAATTCCTGCGCGTACCTAAAACGTTTTGAAAATACATATCTAATCCACCAAAGAATAGCTTTAAAATAATTAAAATTTTGTTGATGCAAATGTGTTAACTCATGTACAAGCATATCTTGAGGTACTCGTAAAACTCCTGCAGGCACAAAAACTATTTTCCCAAAAGCCATGTATATATTGTCCATTCGCTTAGATGCAGGGAAAAATAAACCCAGAATCCAACATAAAAATTTTCCTTTATACTTTAATTTATAGGGAAGTTTATTTTTCATTGTTGAACCAACCTTTACCCTTTAAGCTAAAACCAAATTTACTTATTTCTTTTGTTAGTTTACCTGTTAAACCACAATTAGGACATTTTTTAAATTTAAGAAACTTCTTCCAATCATAAAAATCATAAGATATTTTCCCCTTATATTTAATTAATTCTGAATATGACAAAGTTTCCTCGTAATTCTTTTTACAAGCGCCACAAAAGAATTCGTAAATAGGACTCATAATTAAAACATAGATTTAAACTGAAAAAAACTTAATATATACACTAAAAAGGTGGGTAAAATAATGAAGAGAAATGTAAACAAAAGTATAGAAAATACTCCTGTGTATATCCACTCACAAATACTTTTAGTCATTTACAGTCCAAATCTTGTAATTAAATACTCTGCAGTAAATATCATTAATTTAATAGATATTATCATTCCTGTAATACATACAAGATACGTTGTTATTATCATTAAAAATTCTTTAATTTTCATTTTAAATGCCTAAAAAATAAACTGTAAATAAACTAACCGCTGCCATTACCCCCACATATATACATATTAAACATCCACATATGACAGCATTGACCCCCCAATTTTTATTCATTATCCGAACCCCCCCTCAACTAAATTAAAACAAAAACTAGCTTCATTATCGGGGGAAGTTAAATGTTTAAATACTGAAACAGAAAAATTAGTTATACCATCCCTAGCTTTAACACACGTGATATTCAAAGAATTACTCTTCTCATTATAATCTAAATCTAATAAAATTTCTGACTTGTATGCTATTGAAGCAGTTCCTTTTCCTGCAGACAAGCTGGATCCCGAAAACTTATCTTTAGTTTTTTCAGAAGTAATTACAATTAATAATTTATTCTGATAGTCTAATTTAAGCTGGTCTAGGAATTCTAACCACATCTCTAAGGCAGCTTTCTCATCCTGGGCTCCAGCTAACATCATGGTAGCCCTAGCCGCGGCTTGAATAGAGTCTACCACAAAAATTGGCAATACTCCGTGCCTTGCTTTAAGATTTTCTATATTCTGCCTTATAGTAGCTCTATCGATAGGCTTCACTTCGCTATAAAACAGTTTAAGAACTTCCTTATGCTCACTCAGTCCTTGCATAATTTCTTCTGTGGGGCTAACAAGCATGTCTGTCCAAGAAGTTTTAGTTAAGTGACAATAGAGTCTAGCCTGTAAACGTTTAAATCCGTTTTCCCGATCATAAAAAAAGACAGGGGAACCCTTGGCTGCATTGTACGCGGCTATTTGGAGGGCCAGCGTGGACTTACATGACCCAGGATGCCCCTGTATTCCGGTAATGCCAGTAATGCCTAGGAGTCCGTTGTCTAATCCTTTGATGCCAGTCTGTTGTCCTATTAATCGGCTTTTCCGAAATTCTAAAAATCCTTCGATATCGTCATTTAGGCATTTCATCTTTACGTGCCTTTTCTACTTTAATTAAATCGGGATGGTACTTTAATCTAGGTATTTTAAGCTCTTGATTGATTTTTGCTATAATTTTTGGAATACTAAATCTAAAATTTTCTATTGTGTGCCCGGACGCAGCTATAAAATCATCTTTATCGAAGTCTAGTAAATAAACTGTTATCATTTTTAATATGTCCGCATCATCATACTTTAATTCTTTAAGTTGATGCATCATAGAACAATGCTTAATATTAACTGCGCGGGGGTAATTTAATTTATATTTTTCCTTCCACCTAGAATGAAAAAACTTAACTAAATCTTTTGAATTCACTCTTTATCCTCTTTTAAAACTGAAGAAGCTTGGAAAGTTATTCCGTATAAACTAATAGACCTCAATCCTTTTTCATCCTTTACACATGAACCTAAAGAACCCTGGGATTCAAGTTCATTTCGCAACTTTTCAAAAGCTGGATTTTTAAGTTTTAAGGTAAACTCCGTAGGTTCTAAAGGTAAACAATCTTCACTCATCCCCTTTACATCCAGAGCAAACTTTATAATTTTAGCCCCTAAACTTAAACTCATATTAGCCCCCAAGGGGATAAGCCTAAACTTACCCCCTCATAGATCTTGATTCGTTTCTACCGAATTCAAGAAATTAAAAAGGAACCGTATCTGAACTCCCCGGCGTACTGCCGCCCTGCGTAGCAGTCGAAGAAGTTTTAGGTACAGCTACTCTAAATCGCATGTCAGGCAATGTTTCTTTTGCTTTCTCTTTGCCTGAATCATAAAATCCTTCAAGAATAGTCCCTGCTGGAAATGCCTCATTAAGCACAATTCTAACTTTTGTTAGTGGCTTATTTGTATAAGAAGAAATAAGTTGTTCTCCTTTAGCATTTGTTTTTGTAATCCACCCACTAGCTGCTTTATTTTTAACTTCTAATTTCCCTTCTGTACTCATTTTTTAATTACCTCCCGGTAACGTATTCTTTTCTTAGCTTGTTTAAGAATCTCTTTTATAGATTCTTGTCTTTTATACAGAGCTAAGCACTCTATAAAAGCTTCTCTTAGGATAGCTAGTTCTAATTGATTTGTCAAGAGTAAATATTCAAAATTAGATCCATCTCTAGGTAATCTTAGAATAGCATATTGACTAACTTCAAATTTTTTTCCATTTTCACTTTTTCGTAACAATAAATCATATCCAGCCAATTGAACTAAACTAGATAATCTAAAATCAGAACTTGTTTTAAAATCTAATAAAGTTAAAACTCCATCAATTTCAGCAACTAAATCTACCGTTCCAGCTACCCCTAATTCTAAAGAATAAACAATTTCTTCACTAAGTTTAGGTTCAAACTTATGCTCCATTAAAAATTTAGCATATTGATCAATAGTAGGGCGAATTCTTTCTGGAATTCCCACTAACTCTAACTGACGCTTTTTTATAGAGTCCGATATCACATGGTGCACACTAGAACCAAAATTAGAAGTAGAATCTAGCACATCTTGATAAGCTTGATATCCTGAATCCTCCCCATTTAAAGCCGCCGTAAATCCTAATCCTGCCGCCCAAATAGGTAAACCCCCTTTTAAATCAATAAAATCACATATTTTAGTGATACGAGCAAGCTTTTTACCTTCAATAACGTATTCAGAACTAAATTTCATAGGGCTCAATCTATTTTTCATTACTAAGTTAGTATCCCACATAACCCCATCCTTGTCAAGAAATTAAATTACTATTTTTTCTTTAAGCTAGATGTTAGGTTAACATAAGCTATATCGGGGGCTATCAAGGTCTGAGTATGACTTAACCTATGTTAGATAAAAGTAAAGCTTGACTTATTAGGTTAGCCTATGTTATACTAGGTCTAACACCTAGGGAGTTTAGATATGTTAAAGCAGCTAGAAGAGCAACTGGGACTAAAATTAAAGCCGGAGAATCAGCTTATGTTAGCCGTTTTAGATAGGGCTGTTCAAGATATTAAAGAGTTTAATAAAGATAAAATAATTTATGCTTGTAAAGATACAATTAAAACTTATAAAGATGCGGTAGATTTTTTAAGATCTAACAGGTGTTATGTTTATATATTATTTTCTGGACTTACTGCTTTAATTGTTTTAAAATATATTAAAGCCTTTTTAAAGGGGGTAGGTTGTGCATCAGATTCTTAAAGAGGGTGGAGTATACCGGATATGGCCGGGATCTCCCACCTTAAACATTTCTCAATTACCGAACCAAGATTTATCAATAACTTGTTTAAGTTTAGGAGAGGCCTTAGCTTATGTCCCTTCTGAAAATAAAGTGTATAAAATCTTGGATGTTAGTCCTCCATCTAATCAACAAGCTGCTCAAGGGGCTCCAACAGAGGCGGAAATGTCTAAATACTCTGTACGGTTTAAAGAGGAGCTTGATAAAAAAAATCAACTTGCTTCTGCAGACCCCATTAAAGAAAAATCCTTATTATTTTTTAGAGAAAAATACTATAAATTCTTTAAAAACAACTCAAAAGAAGATAAAATTAGGGCTGAAACTGCTGGGGAACTGCTAGTATACTTAGTCCCGGATTTAGAGGATCAATTAAAGCAAATTATGCGCGAAATAAAGAATGATAAGGGAATTAAAATATCGGAGTTTAAGCTTGAGTGATGAAAGTTATAGTAATTCTAGGCTTACAGTAAAAAAACGTAAGTTTGCTGAAGAATTATATAAAGGTTTATCCGCAAAAGATGCTGTTAAAAAGGCATATAATGTTCGTACAGAGCGCTCTATAAAACAAATGGCGTATGTTTTAGCTAAAGATCCAGCAGTTAAAACTTATATAGATCAAAAGTTTAAAGATGATTATCCGGATATGGAAACGGATATTATTTCTAAAGTAAAGGCTGCACTAAAGAGTGCTCTTAAAATGGATGGCGGCATAACTGTAGGGGAGCTTGTTCAGCTTTTAAATGCTTTAGCTAAAATTAGGGGCTGGGTGGCACCAAGTAAACACCAAACTTTAAGTGCAGATTTAACGAATGCGGTCAGTAAAATGATGATTTTGCCCGAAGAAGATGAAGAAAATGTTGTTGAGGTAAAGGATGAATCAAAAGGAAATATTCCTGCTGAAGATATTTGAAACAACTGATGGAATGGTAGCTGTGCATATCCCACTTTGGATTTCTACTATTATAGAGACAAGTTTAGAAGATTGTTTAGAAAGTTTAATTGATATTTTCGGGGGAAATAAATCTAAAATTTACTTTTATAAATTTGATGATTTGTGGTTTATGGCACATGAATTAGGAAAATGGCATGAACAAAATTAGATTAGAAACTTTAACAAATGAATTATTAGCTGAATGTAAATCTTGCTTTAGTGCTAAAGGAGAAGATTATACCCAAGGAAATGAAGATAGGCTTATTAATTTTAAAAGAAATGCCCAGTTAACTGGGATGAGTCCTAAGCAAGTTTGGTCTATTTATTTTATGAAACATATTGATGCTGTCATGAGTTGGGTTAAAACAGATAAATTGGAATCCTCTGAATCTTTAAAAAGCAGATTTATAGATATAATTAATTACTCTATTTTAGGTTTAGCTCTTTATGAAGATCAAAACAAACCAAGAAAAGAAAGTTAAAAGACTATTTACACCGGGACCTGTACAAATACCTGAAATTATTCAGGTAGCTTTAAATAAACCTTTAATTAACCATCAAACAGTTGAATTTAGTCAACTTTTAATGGAAACTGAAGAGCTTTTAAAAGACATATTCCAAACTAAAAACGATATTATAATGGTACCATCTTCTGGCACAGGAGCTATGGAAGCTTGCATAACCAATTTCTTCAGCCCAGGAGATGAGGTTATAGTGCTAGATATGGGCGAATTTAGCGCAAGGTGGGGCCTAATAGCCCAAATGTTTGGGCTGGAGGTACATTGGCTTAATGCCCCCGTAGGAATTGCTTTAGACCCAGCTCAGCTTATAAAAATGCTTAAAAGTAAACCTAACGTAAAAGGTGTACTTTTTGTTGCGGCTGAAACTTCTACAGGAGTACAAAATCCTGTTAAGTTGCTAGCGGAGTTAACTAAAAAGCATAGCAATGCGTTAGTACTAGTAGATGCTATTAGCACTTTAGCTATATCTGAATTAAAAACAGATGACTGGGGCTTAGATGTAGTAATTGCTTCTTCACAAAAAGGGCTAATGCTCCCTCCCGGGCTAAGTTTTTTATCTGTAAGTCATAGAGCTTGGGTTATTGCGCTTAAAACTAAAATGTCTAGGTACTATTTTGACTTAATTAGGTTACGGGAAAGTTTAAAAAGAGGTGAAGTCCCGTATACTTTTCCCAGCAATTTAGTACTGGGGTGTAATGTATCGTGTAAGTTTATTTTAGAGTATACTTATAAAAATTGGTTAACTAAATATAGACATATGACTGAAATTGTGCATGGGTTTGGACAAACTCTTGGGCTAGAAAGATTAGTTAAAGTTGGCTATTCTCAAGGGATTACCGTATTTAAAGTCCCTTACAAAACAACGGCGTCTAAAATAAAAGATATGTTAGAAAAGGAACATGATATTATTATTTCTACCGGTATAGGGATGTTAAAAGAAAATGTTATCAGAGTTGCTTATATAGGAGATTTAACTTATATAGACTTGAATCATTTATTTTATTCATTAAGTTTAGTATTAAAAAAGTTAAAATAAGAACTTATTAGCCTCGGTTAATTTTAGGCTTAATTCGCATAAATTTCATTTGATTTAATTGTTTAGCTCTTTTTTTAGCCCCTTCTTTAGTAGAATAAATACCTAAAATTTTAGGATTTTTTGTAATAATATCAAAAGAGTTCCCATAGACTACCCAAAATTTACCTTCTTTTATTATCATAATCATCCTGCGCCCTTACAATCTATAAATAAACATCCCCATTCGCGGCTATTTTGCTATCTTCATAGTCAGCTATTAAGCGCCTGTATAATTCTAATTTACTACTCTCTAATACCCCCACCATATCGTTATAAGTTTGGTAACAAGTTGGATGATGTAACTGGTACTTTACTAGTAGCTGTGTAATTACATAGTTTAATTCGCCCGCATTAGTAGGCTCTTTTCCAGAGTCTAACGAAGGTCTAATATCTTTTTTTATATATGGCATAAAAACCTCTATTCAGTTAAAAATGGAGTAAACCTTAATGAATATTCATAAATTAAATCAAACCGCGTTCTAAAAGTGTTAGGAATTTTTAAGTTCATTTGTGCTGCATGTCTAAATCCTATAGGGCCTGCAGCAGGCTCTGAATCCAAACCATCTTGTATGTAACTAAAACTAACTAATCCGCCCGGACCAAAAAGCTGTTTAACTGAAGGGCTTATTACATTGAGTGGAGTAAAGCTTCCTCCCAGGGGATTTATAGAGAGCTCTAAACCGGACGTCCCAGAAAATCCGGATACCTCTATACCCGCCTTATCTTTGCCTTGGCAAGGACCAAATATAACCATATTAGGCATTTCAAAGCTTAATTCGTACTCATTAGGATTAGTATATTGTATACTAGCTGAAAAAGATGGTTCAGCATATTGGCCGATAGGGGTAATCAGCGCATTTATAGCTAAACCGTTGCTTTTAAAAGTTTCAATAACTATGCCGGATGGAACATAAACATGTGTGCTCGCAGCACAAGATAAGTTGATTGAGGTAGAAGAAGAGGCGGCCTTTGATTCAGAAGTTAAATACGAAAATAATAGTAAAAAAAGTATAGTCATTAAAACTATTCTTACTACTCTAAAAAAATAAAATATTAAATTATTTAAATCCATTTTTATACTTCCTTTTACAATTTATACACAATGTAATACACCAACCATCATCGTATAACTCACCTTGTTTTCCACAATGCTCACAAATTGTTTCAGAATCTTCTTCAGCTTTTTGAATTAGGTTATCTATTTTAGTAGTTGCTGGTATATTTATATAATTTAACTTATAGTATATATAGAGTGTGCCGTATTTTTCTTTTATTTGTGTAAATCTAAATACAGATAAAGGCTCGTTATTTTCTTGTAGAAGCATTTTAAGTTTTAAGCACAATGCTTCTAATATTCTGCACCAACCTTCTCCGCATTCAACCCCAAATGCCATACAGCTTTCGTTTACGGAAAGGGCAGTTTCAATAAAAAACTCAGGGTATTGCTTAATTAAATTTTCATATTTTAACATCTTAATCTCTTAAACTTTGAATTGTTAGTATAAATAACAAAAATAACTCAATAAAAGTAGTAATAATTTCAAACAATATTTTTCCTATACAGTTCAAATAAACTTTTATTTTTTCGCATTTGCGAACTGATCTTTAATCCGGAGCATTGCTTTTCCATTTCCGTAATTGCTTGCCAAGCCTCCTCTTCTGTTTTCCACAAATAGTCCGGATCGGCTTCAATTTCAACAAATATTTCCATTTCCTCGATATCTTTATTAAAAACCTTATACCAAACTATAACTACTTTTTCTAACCAATAAATTTTACAGTGTTTATATATTTTAAAGTTTTCAGTGTAGCCTTTATTTAAAGCTAATCTTAACACTTCATCTAAATTAATAGAAAAACTTTTATATAAAGATTCATTACCAAAAATATAATTAGATTCAATTTTAGATTCAGTAAAAAATGTTTTTAAAGATTCTACACTACTAGTTTTTTTAATATCAATTTCTGTCCTAATTCTATTATGTTTTTCGTGTTGTTTTACTTTGACAGTAATAAAGCGTTCAGACTGATTGGTTCTATCGCGTATAAACCTATCTTCAAGTGTAGGATGTACGTAATAAGTATCATAACCCGCTACCTCTAAGACCTTTTTAGCTTTAAACTTTTGCATAAAATTGTCGAATTCTGATAACTTTAAGTTAGGGACACTATATTTAGTTTCTATTTCTAAATAATCCAATCTATTCCCCTACAGGACTTTCCGTAGTTTGAGGAAACTCACATTCTAATGGAGTATTAAAATATAGTATTAAAGCTATTGCACACAATAGAGCTAAAACGCCCAAACCAAAAGATAAATCAAAACTAGACTTCTTTTTACTTACCCTTTTAACCATAATTATTCTCCTTTCTCTTTCCCGCAAAAAATACTATAAATACCTACTTTTTGCTTAATAAATTTAACTAAACAACTCTTATATTGATCTCTGCATACGTATCTAGCTCTGCTCATTGTGGGCCAATCCCTGGGGTCATCGCCCATATTCGATCCATCTAAAATAGTAGCTTTTATACTATTTTTGCATACAATGTCTGCAATATTTGACTCTATTACAAACTTAAGATATCTGGGGGCTGCAAAACTAGTGCCCATTGCAGGTTCTTCACCAGCTATATTAACTATACCATCCTCCCAAATACACCGATTCGAGTTATTACTAGAGCCCGTATTATAGGCACATATTGGAGTTACGAACGGCGAGGAAGCGGGTAAGATCCCCTCGTTAGGGGGGTCTATATTAAGACTTTCATTGCCTGCAGCAGCAGTTATCAGTATGCCAGATTTAGACGCTTCCTGTAGAGAATCTCGCATCTCCTTTGCAAAATCCTCATCTTTTTGCGCTCTTGCATAAGTTAAAGACATATTAAGTCCTAAAATAGGACTAGACTTATTTTTGCAAGATGCGGCCCACCGGATATACTTTAAATCGTCCCAAGCACCACACCATTTACACATGATCTCAAAAAATTGGATGTTATACTTATCAGATTTTAAAACTGATATAATGATGTTAGCGTGTTCAAAAAAACGATTAGAGTCCATCAGTACCACAGTAGGCACAGTAGGGCATTTTGGCAGCCCCCTTGCAAATACCTCTGTGGGGCTATAAAATGTAAAAACTATAGCAAAAATCCTAAATATCCAGCTAAATTTATCTAAATTACGCATAAAACCCACGTTTTTAAGAAAAAAGCTGTGGAGTATAATATAAGGCAAGCTGTTGATATTATAGCAAAGCTAATTAATAAAATACAAACTACTTCCGATCTTTCCATTAACCTACCCAACTCCCTGCTATCATAAAGGAAACTACCATAAGCACACTCACACAAAGTCCCCACAGAATAAATCGGACTAAGTCTGGAAATTCCCTCTCATCTTTACTCTTAAGCTTTACTTCAGTTGTTTGAATAGGGTTAAAACCAGCGGGAATCCCCGTAAGAGAATGCCTTTTATTAGTTAACTTAACATAATATTCTTTAGCTTGCTGCAATCTTTCCACCAGATCTAATTTAGTCCTGAGGTTTTTACAATGTCGTATTTCCCCCTCTAAATAATGAATATAATCCGATACTTCCTTCATTTTAGCCCCCCGCTCCTATTCGAATGTTCCGCCCAAGCTGCTGATCTCGTCATCCCCTAAGCCATCACCTACTACAGATTGACAAGGCTCTTCTTCCAATTCTCTCTGCATGTCAGCTAAAGAATTATCAATTTTAGTTTGCAAGTCTTTCCGCACCTCTCTTATAATAGTCTCATGAACTGTTAAACTTAATTTAGGGATGGACATTAATATTTCATCTAAAACTTCTAATACTTCACTTAACTCAAACATCTTTTAGCCCTCCTTCTTTATATACTTACATTTTCAACCACTTCGTAATAAAAGTCAAGAATAATTATAGGTGTAAGTTATTGAAATTTAGTTAAGTTATTAAACTTATTAGTGTAAATATATTTTGAATAAGTCATAAATAAATATTTAAGTTTTCTAAAAATTAGACGATAATATAGTTATAGGAGGTCGAAAATGAGAAGAGAAAGAACTAAAAAAGAACTGATCTGGCAAATCAGGCACTGTAAGAATAAAGCTGAAAAGTCAAAATACCAAGTACAGCTTGTTGATTTAGAGGTTAGCATAACCCGCCGCGATGATATGAAACTAGCTATAATACTAATTAATGACAAATCTGCAATGAATTTAATGGATAAGCCCCAATCTTACAGCGAAGGGTTTTATACCGAAGGTAGTGTGAAATGAGCTTATTTAAACCATTAATACCAATAGCTATTTCGTCTGGCTACGTTATAGATGAAGTATTAGACCTATATACTGTCGTTCAAGTTGACGATAGACCATTCTTATTATATGGGATATTATATAAACCAGACTTAGAAGCTATTAATAGGCAAGAAGAGGCCCCTGTGTACTATTTTGTGGGCAGTTACACCGCTTGCGTTCAGTTTTTGAATAACCAAACCCCCATTCTACTAAGGACTACTACCCGGGCTAAATTTCTTGATTTATTAGCAGAATCTATTGATGGCTCAAAAATAGTTAGTATGTATGACTTTAAAGGTCCAGAAGGAGCATAATATGAAAGCCGAAAAAGTAAATTCAAAAGTAACTGAAGTTCACAATATTAATGATAACCTGTCTGTTTATCTATCACGAGTAAATGGTATAACTATTGTTGGAATGCATCACTTTCTTAAAGGATATGTATTCATAAAGCTTGATACATTTAATAAAATGTCCTTAAAAATCAAGGATTTACTTAAAGAATTAGATAAAATAGTTTGATTAGGTTGTTGTTAGTATTATGTTGGCTTATCCGCGTAAATTCACGTAATAAATAGGTTTATCTTTGTATGTTGGCCAACTTCTACCTTAGCCAAGCGCAACCCTGCTCAACTCTACACGTTAATTTGAGGTAAGCTCACTCAGTCAAGCCTGACTTCTCCTGCGCACTATTATGTGGACAGAGTATACATAATCTAGGAACAATGCTTAATTTTTATTAAATTTTGTACCTGTAGTTCATTATTCTATATGCAGTTAAGCTACCTTTTAGCAGGACTAAATTCTGGCACAGACAAGGGGGATAGGGGCATAGGGGGAGGGGGGGGGGGGGGGGGGGGGCAGGGGGGCCCATATCT